AAATGATTGTGGATTTCCAATTCCACCTACCCCATCATCAAATTTAGAATGTTCTTCAGAGTGTGGTGGTTCTCCTCCACCTTCAAACCCACCATGACGACCTTCTACTTGACTATTATTGGCACCAACATTATCATAATCTGTATATTTAAAGTTTGATAAATCTGTTAATAATTCTACAAGTGCCATTATATTTCTCTATATTATCTGACTGGCAATTTTACCAGTATTAGTTTTTGTTTGAGATGTTGCAAGTGCTATAGGTCCTTGTTCACCCATTAATCCAATTAACCTTTCTAACTTCTGATTAGTTTCATCAAGTTTAATTTCAACTGGGTTTCCTTCTGCTGAGGCCGTTTCTTCTCCACCACCACCACCTAATACTGATCCACCTAACATTCCAAGTGCTGCTAATGTCATCAATACAGGAAGTGCTGGTAATAATGCCAGTGCTCCAAGTGCCATCGCTGCCATACTCCATCCCAATGCAGTAAATGCTCCTGCTAATACAAATATTGCCTTTGCCATTGGAGCTAATGTCATAATTGTTGGTAAAAATGAACCTAATCCTTGTGCTAACATATCAAATCCCTTACCAATGGCTTGAATTGCAACTCCCAATACAAGTAATGCTGCTGCCATTATCAACATAGCTCCTGCACCTGCCAATATAGCAACTGCTCCAACACCACTCATCATTATCGCTCCGATGGCTGCTAATACTAACACTAATCCAAGTAAAGCTACTCCGGCCTTAGCCATAGCCCCCCAACTTACTTTTCCAAATTCTATTAATGCCTTTGCAGTTACCCATAATGCGGCTGCTATTATCAATAATGCGGCTGCACCAGCGAGTGCTTTCTTTGCGTCAAATTTTTCAAACATACCACCAAGTGGTCCTTTACCTTTACCGCCACCTTTTTTACCTGGTGCTGGTTTTTTAACCGATTTAGTTTTATCTGCTCTCTTTCCAAATCTTTTATCTGGTTTACCACTCTTTGTCAAAGGTACATCATCACCGCCCATACCCACCATTTTCTTTGCCACACCTGTCATTTTTGAACCCATAGAAAAAATCATATCTTTCATCTTGCCAAGGGCTCCCATAATACCACCACTCATCAAATTTGTTCTAAATAAGAGTGCCGCTCCCGCCGCAAACATTATTACATCACCTAATCCAACTCCCATAACATTTGCTTCATTTAACCATTCTATAATATCAGCAAACAAACCAAGTACATAAACTAAAACACCAGCAATTAATAAAAATGGTGAAAGTAATCCAATGGCTAATGGTAAAAGTGCCTTAAAAATACCAAGAAATCTTGTCCAAATTTCTCCTATCTTTTTCATAACATCTGCTATTAAATCTTGTCTTTTCTTCTGTGCAGTAGTCATATTATTAAGTTTATCTTGGTTAGTTATCATCTTACCCATTTCAGAAACTTCCATTCCAAATGCTGCTGCTAATGATTTCCGTTGAACTATATTCAATGCATTCCAATCTGATGCACTACCAATTTGTTTAGTAATCTCTTTTTGCATTCCTTCTAAATCACCAGCTAATGCTAATTCTCGTGCCTTATCTGTATTGATATTACGACCAAGTAACATAGACGCTTCCATTTGTGCGTTTATAGATGTTTCAAAATCTAATAAACTATCTGCCATGCTTTCAACAGTTGACATGCTCAAACCAAGTTTTCTGGCTGCTATCGCTGCTTTAAATACGTTTTGTCCACCATCTTTTGCAAATCCAGCAAATGATTCACTTGAACCTGCAACATCTTCCATAATCTTTGCTGGTGCCACTCCATTTGCCTGTGATAATGCAGCCACGGAATCCAATTGAGCCCCAACAGCATCTATACTACTAGCACCTACGGCCATCATTTGTGCTGCCAATACTCCTGAACTTTCTCCACTAATACCATACATTGCATTTAATCTGGCCATTTCTTTAACATTTGATTGTGTAATTTGACCTATTCCACCCAAGTTATCCATAATACCTACGGCCCCAGCTTTAACATCTTCAGCACTTACACCAAGAAACTTCATTTCCATTGCAGTAGTATTAAGAATTTGTTGTAATCCTGCTGCTTCTGTAAATGTAAGTCCAAACTCTTTACGGGTTTCTGCCATTCCACCATAGAACATTTCTGCAACCTTCTTGGCTATCATCAGAATTGCCACTATTGCCAGTGCTGGTCCTAACATTCCACCCATTGATTTATTTATTCCAGTAAATACTTCTTTAAGTTTTGAAAATCCTTCTTCGAACTTATCAAACATAATTTTAAATTGACCTCGTGTTACCCTTCCATTTTTATCTGTCTTAGTCCACATCTTACTCATAGCTAATCCAAAGTTCATCGGATTATCTGGATCAAGAGAATCCTTCACATAATTAGTAAATGTATTAGTAAAATGCTCAGTTGCATCACCAATTCCTACTAACTCTGATACGAATTTGCCCACCTTGGTTTTTTCAAAGAATGTTTTCATTTTTTCAAATGGTTCTGCTATAAATGCTACGGTAGACGCTGTCTGGCCATGTAACACTTTCTGTCTTTTTGCTTCTGCTGTTAAATTCTTTGCTTTGTCAACATTTTCTTGCGCTAATGCATTACTTTCCTTTTGCTCCTGCTTATTTTCTTCAATCTGTTCCTTAGTCTTTTTCCACTCTTCACTACCCTTTTTTTGTGTTTTTAATGTTTCTTCTAATTGTTCCTGATCTGCCTTTAACGCTGGAATTATTTCCTTCTTAACATAATCTTTATATCTCTCTGCCTTTTTGAGTTGTTCATCCATTGATTTTGTCATATCCATAAATGTACCACTACCAATATTATCATAAGCTCCACCTAATGATATTGCATCATCAATCATTTTTCCTCCCATACTAACCATAGGAGTCATTGCCTGTGCCCATTTCTTTTGATTTTCAGTACCGTTATTTAATACGTCAGTTAACCTAACACCCCAATCATATATGCTCTGACCCGTATTTACTATTTGGAGTCTGTCCATTAAAAAGGATTTTTGAGCTACTCCTTGAGTATATAAATTTGAAGATAATTTAGTAGTCCATCCTACTTCTTCCTTCAACATATCCCCGATTTTTTCTTCGAGGTCGGCTTGAAGGGATGTTAAAGTATATTTCTTCCCATCTTCTTTAGCCATTATTTTAGCGTGTTCGGCCTCCTCTTTCATCAAGGCCCTCTTTTCTTTCTTTAATTCTTTATACTTCTTAATATCTTCCGCAGTACCATTCGCGGCATCTTTCTTCGCCTTGGCTATCTCATCATCAATATTTAAAAGTCGTTGAGTTATTACCTCTTGACGACTTAATTCAGCAGTTACTTTTTTTTCTTCGGCAAGTTTTTCCATAGTAGGTATAGTAGTATTATCAATACCACCCCAATATATTTCTCTTTGTTGATCTGTTTTTTCTAACGCCATATTATATTAAGCCTATTTATATCTAAGACAATAACCTTTATTATTTATTTTAAAATCTAAGTTAGAAACTTACCAACCCTTACGGGTTCCTGCGAATTTTACTCCTCGTGTTTTTCCAGAACTTTTTAATGTTTTATCTAATTCTCTAACAGCTTTATCTGCATTACGAACTGCCTTTGCTAATCGTGGATTATCCTTTAAGGCCTTTTCCACTTTACCTACTCTCTTACTAACAATAGCTTGTAAAATTTTAGATAATATACCTTCTCTGAGTTGATCTTCTGTTAATTTATTTTTTGACGAAAACATTTTGATTCTCCTACATACTGTCTATTTAAAATTTCTGTTGTTATGACACGATAGTATAACTCACTAATAAATATCATATATAGGAAAAAATGTTAGCCTCGGGGGATACCTGGTCGTGAAATACCAGATTTTTTCTTGGATGCTTTATCGTATTGTTTCTTTTCTTCTTCGTAGAATTTTGAGGCCGATTGTATGTAAAATCGGCGCAGATAGGTTGGCATGTTATACACTTCTGTAAAGTTAAATCCTCCTTTCCCGTGGAAGCATAGGGAGAAGATTTGTGAGTGAATTGCAGGCTTATCTTCTGCCCGCAGGCCAAAAAAACTCAACATCTAATGGGATGTCCATCGTTGTATCTTCACCAGTTTGATCACTGGTAAAAGTAAAAGACATATCAACATCAGGTGTTATTTTTATAAGATATTCTCTAAATGAAAGAGAATCACGAGATAGTAATTCGTTCTCCACGAACTCACTAATTCGTTTTAGTGATGTATCTCCATTAACCGACACAATTGCCTTCTTCAACCGTGTTGTGATTTCTGCAGTAATACCACTATCTTTTGAGAATTTCTTGTATGCTTTTAATTCAGCATCAATTTCTTTTTCTTCTTTATGTGTTAAAAGACGAAATAGAATTTTAACTTTTGCTGCTGGCAGTTCAAATTCAAATTCATTCTTACCAGCCTTAAACAATTTTGAATCAATCTTCTTATCTGTAATTTCAGTTAAATCAAAAGTTTCCTCTTGTTTTTCTCCAGTAGATGGATCTGTAAGTTGAACGGTATAATCTTTACCATACCCAAGTATTCTTGTTGCAATCATAATTGCATTTTTATCACCTAACAATAAATCATTGAGTGATACCTTTTCATCTACAATAACAGATTCCAACAGTCTATCTAAAACAATTCCTTTTTGAATTAGATTACGAGAAGTTAAAATATCTTCTTCTTTTGCGGTCATATACTTTAACTCAATTGTTCCACCTGCCAGCGGTGAATCTTTTGAATAAAGTAATCCCTTAGAAGGCAAATCAACTACCTCTGTTGGAAACTGGCGTTTATCTTCTGCCATGTTTTTTCTCCTTTAATGTAAAATATTATTGAATAGTAACCTATACAATATAACCAATTATTATAAAACTAACTGGGGATATTAAAATCCCCAGTTTCAAATATTACTTACTGCTGAATTATGCTTTTCCAACAGCGTCACGAACTCCGTACAAACCAAATGCCGCGAGTAATGTCCAAACGACTTCAGGTACTGCTTCTACAACACCTACTGCTTGTAATACACCAACAACACCAGCAACTACTGATGTCCATACTGTCTTTGATTTCCACCAAGCTTTATCTGCTATGATTGCCATAATCGACTCCTTTTATTATTAAAATTTTTATTAGAACTGTAATATTGCGTAATCGTATCTAAGTGTCAAAGTTACATCAACTGGGTCTGTAGTATTTGCCCAATCTAAATCACCAAATGTTGCGTTAGTAATCCAAGTACCTTTAAGTGTCCACTCTTCAACCTTATCACCTACGGGTCCTAATACATTAATTGTTACATCTTTTTTATAAAAATCTGAGTATCCATCTCTACCTGTTACGGATTCATGAGATAACCGAACCCATTCCATACATGCCTGTGCGGCTGATGGAACAACAGGATCATAAAGTGTAATTTCTAATTCTTCCCATGCTCCCTTACCTTTAACATATCGTTTAACATTGATGTGGTCAAGTTCAATCGTTTCAAAAGCGATTGTAGGTCTGTTAGCTGTCTTAATAAGATAAGCTGGAATACCTTCAATGTACATGATGTACC